TCGTGAATATGATAGTTTCAAGCGGAAAAGTAAAACCATTCCCCATGGAACTCACCATATATAGCTCTTCCCTTTCGCCATTTGGGAAAGTGACGGAAGGACTTCTTGAGAATTCAAGCCAGTTATATACATAAGCTGGTAGGATTTCTTTTAGAAGAGAAAAGCTAATACTGTCTGATGCGGATGATAGATCAATAGTTCCAAAAGAACCATCAATGCTACCACGCCGCGCCATATCGCGATTGAATTCAGGTTGTCGGGAAATATCAATATGAAATTTCCTTTTCAACACGTTTTCAAAGACGAAACCAATCCCTTTCTGAACAAACATGTTCAGCACGGGCTCGGTACAGATAGTTCGCGAAATTTCCGACGTTTTAGGAACAAAAGATAAACGGTTGCCAACTACTATCTCATGACCAAACTCCTGTTGACGTGCTTCTTCAGCACTAATCCAGGTTGGGTTCAAAGAGATAGCATACCGATAAAATCGGTATAGAGCCTCAGAAGTGCCGCTTAGTGTACTGTCAAATAACTTCGTAAAGAAGTTAGGTGGCGTAACACCAATTGAGGCACCCGGACCAGTCCCACATCCTTCAATTAAATCAGAAAGGGTGTAAAGCTGATCAGGGCCACGAAAGAAACAATCATCAAGGATAGTTTTCACTTCCCCGATGACTTGTTCTTCGAAGACAGACTTTGGTACAAGACTGAAACCTTTACAGCGTTGATTGCTATCAATAAATAGCGATCTAGCTTTAGAGTCACAATCAGGCGACAGCTCATCCTGGAACTTCTTCCAGAATGACCTGCTTAACCATAATCTGTTCGCGTGATCGATAGTCATGTCAGAAGTTAACATGCTATCGACTTCTCCGAGGTCAGAAGTTAGGTTGCTTCGTAGTTCAGAAAAAGCTTTCATGAACAATCTCCACAGGTAGAATCATCGTTAGAGGATAGCTAGTTAGAGGATCCCTTGCAAGGTTACGGGGTTAGCATGAAACCAGCCATCTAAAAACTCCGATCACTCGGGGTTGATAGAGGCTAGTCAGCTTCTCTCGCAATCAATTGCAAGATTCTTCCTTCTAGCATATCAACCCAAAGTTGTTACGCGATACCACTAACCAAGGTGTCGCCCACGCCAGCTGATTGCTGACTGAGGGCACCAATTGCGGCAGAAATTGCTGCACGAATGTTAGCGGGGTCTGCAACATCAGCCCCAGCCGGAATGTCCATCGTTATACTGATGTTCATCAAGGCATAAGGCTGGCCAGCAAGAGGTAAGACGCCCTTTCGGACGATTACCTTGAACTGGTTTTTGGGAACGGACGGTAAGAGACCCGTCACAGGGTTCGTTTTCCCAAGACTTTTGAAGACTTTAGGTCTTACAAAGGTGATGGTGAAAGGCGAAGCCACCGAATGTATAGTGGCCCCTGTTTGTGTTCCACCCAAGGCGGTTACTGCAACCTGCTTCCCATTCACGTCAGGCGCAACATCAGCCACGTGAGTGTAAGTTGGTGAAGTAAAACCCGTTTGCGCTGCGCCCGTTATGGGCGAAGTTGGACTCCAAGACATGGAGATTTCTCCTAAAAAGTTACGGTTAAAGGAAGTTTTAGGGTCATACTGGCGACATTGGAAAATGTGACCGGTATTTACGCTATTTTATTAGCATAGACCCATGACCTCCCATTGGAAGAGCCCAAAAGCAACGCCGCAATGTTAACAAATTGTTTAACATTCGGCATTGT